TCTAATTGAAATCCTTTAACTGAAAATGAGTCTGCACTATTTTGATCATCTATTTGTAATGCTACTGCAAATCCAGATCCTTCTACTGTTTGTCTTACTAATGGAACACCTGATGCATCATATAATGCTTGACCATAAACTGCAGCACCATATTGACCAGCACCACCTACTGTTGGTAGAGCTATTTTGTCTGGTTGTGGGCTGTTTTGGTCATCATAGTTATATCTAAGAGCTAAGTTTGCCTCAATAGATGTACCTTCACCTTCATAGTTTAAATTAACTCTTTGCATATATTTTCTAACACCTGGATCTCCCATTACCATATCAGGTGATCTATACACTGCTTGAATAGTAGTTGTAGTAGAACCTGTAGCAAAAGTATTTCCTGTTTCCATTTTATAGATGAATCCATCATATCCACCAAATACTTGAGTTTCAACACTATTAATAAAATCTGAATCTGTACTAGATGGTTTAATACCTACCATATCTGCATATTCAAATCCTATAGATCCTGTATTTGGATTATTTTTTAATACACCTATAATTCCTTTTGATGATAATTGACCTGTAGCATTTACTGGATAAAATAATCTATATTGTGATTTATCCCTAATAACTAATGATGTTATTCTATCTAATTCTATATCATCAATTCTAGATTGTATCTGCCTAGATATAGAACCTAGTTCAACGTCACCAATTCTAGCTGTACCAGCAATAGTTCTTAAACCATCTGGTGCTAAAAATATAACGTCACCGCCTATCTCTTGAATACTACCACCATCTCTACATCCAATATTTCTTGTAACTTCTTGTACTGCAAAATTACTAGATGTTGTTCCTGTTAATTTATAAATTCTATCTTCACAAAATATAATTAATTCATTTCTAAATACTTTCATACCAACAACAGTAGAGTCAACTTTAAATGACCCTGCTCCACTACCAGTTGTAAAATTGTCTTCTGCAAATGGTACACTAAATATAATTTCTTGTGAATTAGTTGCACCAGCATAAAACATATGGTTTTGAAATGCTTTTACAAATTTAGGATTTGTAGGTGCAGTTCCACCACCTGTTGCATTTACAACATCAACTGCAAAACTAGAATTAATTATTTGTGCAGGTGAATGTCCTGTTGCAATAATAACTTTATCTGTTCCATCAAAATTAAATTTTTCAAAGTCATATGCTTTAGTTGCTGTACCTAGTCCAGTTGTTAAACTTGTCCAGCTACCACTAGTTGTTCCTCTATGTATATCTCCACCTCTAGCTACAATAATTTGTCCATTAAATACAATTGAACAATCTATTACTAGACTAGTTGTGCTAGATCCTTGTGGTACAATTGTAGTATTATATTGTGCTGTTCCACTAACACGTCTGTATCCACCTTTAATATCAGGTTCAAAATTTTGTAAGATAAGTGCTTCACCAGGAGCCATTGAAAACACATCTTTATTAAGTGTTAAACCCCCTGCACAACTAACTACAAATGGTGATATTAAATCTGTAGTTGGCATACTATCTATCCGACATTACATTATATACTCTAACATCTGATCTCATATAATCAGCTTTAGTAGAGTAATCTGTTTTTAATAATCTTAATTTTCTTTGATAATCTCTATCTGCTAATTGTGCATGCTGTGGATCTGATCTTAGCATGTATGTATAATATTTTGATCTATCAGTTATTAAACCTCCAAATCTATCTGGCAATGCCATACTATCTCCATGTGCAGATAAGTCTGTGTGTGTAGTGTAGTAGTTATATGCTAATGTCATTTCATCACTACTTGGTATTGGGGTTACACCAAATGCTGTAAAGTTTGGAAGTATATAAACTTTAGCTGGTGTTCCATATACATCACTATCATTTCTATCATCTATAGATTTATAATTTTGTAAGTAATCATCATAAGATATATATAAAACTTTTTGTCTAGTAGTATCACTTCTAGAACATCTAATATAATCTACATCTAATTGTACACCATCTGACTCTACATAGATAAAAGAAGATTTTGCTGTAGCTGTAAATGTAGTATTTAATATAGCACCTTGTCCAAAATTAGTTACACCTATTGTAGTATTTAAATTTTGTGTTCCACCTGCTGATGTACCAACTCTAACAATTAATGCACTTGATGAACTATTAGGACTTAATACTCTAACTTGTAATTTATATTCTTTATTTACTATAGTTTCAACAGATTGATATGCTGCTGCATCATTTAAATTTAATCTACCATTACCACTAGTTGTATGTGATGGTGAACCATCTCCAGTTGTCCAACTATTTATATTAGATGCAAACTCACCATTAGTAACTAATTCTCTTGGGCCTATAGTAAATGAGTCTCTATCTATCTTTCTAAAGTCAGCTGGAAAATCATATTCGCCATCTCCAGTTGTTAAATTCTGTGTAGTTCTAGAGTATAATAAAGGTATTTCACTTGCTTCATTATAGATGTCATGAATACTTTTATTTACAAAATCCTTGATAGCAGTTTGTATTCCTCTGCTAGAGGCAAACGTACTTGAAGTTAATTCTGTTTCGTTAAGTTCTCTAAGAACTCTGTTTGTCAGTGTTAGGTAAGTTGTTGCCATTTTGTAATAACTCTAATATTTTATCAAGTTTTTTTTCTTGATCGTTAATTTTGTTTTCTAAGTAATCAACCCTCATATCATTATTACTTCCTAATTTAATAATTCTTTGGCCTGTGCTTGCATTAGTTTTTTTTGTTAAATCGTGAATAGTCATATGTTTCCTAAATGTTACAAGGGGTATTAGTTAAAGGGGGCATATAGCCCCCTCTAATATTAAACAGATTAAACAGCAGTGTCTTGCTGAGAGTCTGTATTTCTGTCAGTTTCATCAATACCTGATACGTCACAAAGTACTGCGAACACACGGATTTTACCCGCTGCTGCTGCTGCACTTAGTACTAATACGTCTAAAGTATCTGCACTTGCAACTATAGTTCTAGCTGTAGCTGTTGGTGCAGAGAATCCTGTAGCGTTAGTATCTCCATCAACGTATCTGTCAACGTCACCACCTGTGATACCTAAATCAAGAGTTACTGAAGAAGATAATGCAGTGATTACCTCGATTCCAGCTTCCATGATTAAAGTTTCTGCAGGGATGTCAAGTACTCTAAGAACATCATTTTGTGCTGCTCCAGAGTCGCCATTGATTGCTGCTACGTCAATTGTATTTTCAACTAAATAAGGTGTTCTACCATTAGACGGATGTCCAGTAGTTCCACCAGCTGCTGTTAAGTCATAAGTAGCCATAGTTCTCTATTATCCTCCTAATTAACCGATTGTTATTACGCCAGATCTTACTGCTTCGTCTCTAAGAATTTTTCTTCCAAAAACGTGTAAGCCTCTGACTACGTCTGCGAATGAATCAGGATCTCTGATTAATTCAGTTTTAGCGATGTGATTTACAGTCGCAACTCCTGACGCATGTCCGTATAAGAACGCAAATTCATTTGATCCAGCAGAACCGAATGTATGATTTGCAGCACTTCCACTAGACACGGCAATAGCATTTGTTGAGTACATATTAAAACCAAATAATGGTCGGTCTGTAACCATACCATTTCTGATTTGTGATGCACCGCCATCAGCCATTACTGATTGGTCAGAAAGTTTAGCACCTGATTTTCTTAATTGTTGGAAAAATTCAGGTGGTGCAACTAGCCATCTGTTTTCTTCTGGTACGCTATTCTTGTCTAAAACTTTTTTAGCCGCTGATACAACGTCTGCTAAAGTGTCAACAGCTGCGTCACCATCAATTGGTGAACCATCAGTTCCTGTGTCACTTGCAGATGTAGAAGCGTTATCATAGATAAACTTCAATACATTGTAGTCATACGATTTTTTTAGTGAATATGCACCTGAAGAGGTTGCAAGAGCTTCAAAGTTTACATGAGATTGTCTTTCTTCAATATCATCAACTTTAAAAGCAAAGTATGAACCCTGGTCAACAGTCATAGTTATTTGGTCGTCAGCTAATATTTGTGTATCAACTGTTTGACCTCTAGCATAATCTTTAACTGTGATTGTAGGCTCTTTAATGATCTTTACTGTGTCACCAAAGTTTTCAATTTCTCCAGCGTAATCAGTGTTAGTAATATCTTCTACCACTGATGCTCTTCTGAAGAACTTTTGAACTTTCTGACTAAAGATCTGTGGAGTAAAATTACCTTGTGAAAGGTTGTTGTATCCACTAGCATTTGTAAAAGCCATAATGCTTCTCCTTATTGTTTAGTTAGATTGTTAACGTTGTTCAATCCTACCTTCTAAACGAGCAAGGTCAATCTCTTTTTCAAATTTTTCAAACTGATGAGGTTTTAATTTAGAAATCTCACTTGTTGTCCAAATTTTTTTCTTTGGTGATTCAGAATCTGTAGCCCTTCTAGTTTTAGAAATTGCTTTAGCAGCTTCTTTTTTAACATCTTTTTCTTCTTTCTTAGTTAAGTTACTTAAACCACGATCCATTTTATATAGATCAATAGCCCTTGCAGCTAACTTAGCGTTAGATGTATTTTCATACAACCAACCTTGAATAGTAAGATCTTGTTCTCCAGCCCATTGATGAAAATCATCTTTTGAACGAATCTCATTAAAGTCTGGATGAACTTTTAAAAGTTCTACTTCAGCTTTTTCTTTTGCAATTTGTTCTTGTTGTACTTGTAAATTTTTAAATTTATTTTCCAACTCTGCAGATTGAGTAGTAGCTTTATCTATTGCTATAGTTTCTACCATAGAATAAACATCAGGGTACTCTTTTCTCCACGCCTCTAATTCTTCTTTTGATTTAGGGGGTGTAAATTGCTTTGTGCTAGATTCTAATTGACCACGCAAAGAAGACATTTCTTCCTTGTGTTTATTAAGTGTAGAATCATAGTGCTTTTTTAAATCGTCATAACGTTTCTTAAAAGCACGATCTTCAGCGTTCACAGGGCGTTCAGCGATAGGAGTAGCCTTTTGATCTGTTTGATCTGCAGTCTCTTCAGATGCATTGGTGTCCTTCTGTTCGGTTGCTGCTTCTGCTTCTTTGTCTTTTTGTTCCCTATGAAACTTAGATAATTCACCTCTTACAAATGCCTCAGTCTCTGGATCTTTTTCTCCATAGTCTTTTTTATAAGGATTTGCTACTTGTGTTTTAACTTCAGTTTCTTCAGAAACTTTCTTTTCTTCTTCCATTACTTTTACCTATTGGTTGAGTGCCTTATGGATAAGGGTAGCTCTAAACTGTTTTACTAGTTTGTGGGCTAGTCATTATACCTTGACTAGGTGGCACGTTATTAGTTTGTTCATTTGTTTTCATTAAATTTTTAAAATTATCTAATGATCCAAATCTATCAACAACAATACTTGTAGGTATGCTAACTGTGTTTTCGTTTATGCCAAACTCAGGAAACATATCTTGTCCAAATATTTTGTTGAATACATTTTTAAGTGATGGTGTTAAATGAATATTTAATATTCTTTTATCTACATCTCTTAAATTCTTTAAATCTATTTGTGGTATTCTTTCATCTGGTAGATTTTCTTGTACCACTTTTGGTTCAGGTTTTTTAACAGCTGGTATCTTTGCAGGTTTTACAGGTGCAGGTTTTCTATTCATTATACCTGTAGTAGTAAATGCTGTTTGGTCTGTTATTGGTTGTCCTTTATAATCTACTGCCATTATAATAATCCATAATCATCATCTTGTACTGATGAATAACTATCACTTACTCTAGATCCAATATTTCCCATATCTCTACCACCACCAGGAGATGAGAATTCTCCACCGCCTGGAGTATCTTCTCTTATTCTTGGAGGAGTGTTACTAGTATCAAACTCACCACCCCCTGTCGTATCAACTATTCCTGTAGGAACATTACTTTCCCTTTCCATTTTAGCTTTAGTAATTTTATCAGTTTCTTCTCTTTCTTTTCTTTCTAAATCTGTAGTTTTCTTTATTCTTTTAATTAAATCAGAATCTACTGGCCCTGTGTAAGTTCCAGCTTTTGCCATTTCAATTTCTGCAGCAGTCATATTATATTTATTTGCTAAAGTTTTTTCCATGGTAGCTGTTCTTTTAGCTGCAGCATCTGCTAAACCATAACTAGGATCAAATGGATTACCATATACCAAATTATAATCTGACATACCAGGTATACTTTCAACTAGTGCAGCTTGTTGTGGATCTGCATAAAATTGTTTAATAGCTTTTATCTCCTCACTTTCTTTTGGTAGTATAGCTTCTAATGCTTTTACTGCAGCAGTAGCTGCATCTGCGTAAGGTATTACAGCTCTCATAACTGTTTCTATAACTTTTTGAGTAGGGCTTTTTTCTTTACTTCTAGCCTCTATAGATTCTGATGTATACCTTTCTAAATTTTGTTTTTGTATAAATGATAAATTAGGATCAGCATCTGCACCTTTTTCCATTTCCATTATGTAATCCATAATAGCATTTTGATTATTATCAGGTTGGCTTTCCTCTGCATCAGTTATAGGATCACCACTAGCTGGAGTTTCAAATCTAGATTTATATGGACTTACTACTGAAGATCTAGATATAACTTGTCTAGTACCTTGCACAGTATTTTCTACTAATACTGGATCTCCATTTGCATCATATGATAAACTAAATTGTACTGCCACTAGTTACCCTCTTTACTGCGTTGGTTCGCTGTTGGAAGATTGATCAATTGGCGAAGCAAAACCAGCTTCCCCTGGCATCGGTATATTGCCGACTCCGATGTTGCCACCTCCATTTCCTGTTGGATCTGTGACTGAAGCCCCAGCAGGTACTTTTCCGTTTGTGCCCATAGAGAATTGTTCTCCAGTAGGGGCTGTATTATTTTGAGTTCCATTTGCCATTCCCATTATTTGTGCATAGATAGCTGCTTTCTCTGGATCATTAATTAGTTGATCGGGATCAATATCTAATGCTTTTGCTATTTCTTTTAAACATGTATGCCATCTAACAAAAGGTGCTAAAGCAGGAGTAGCTGCTGTTTGCATAAATGTCATTAGTCTTTGTGATCTAACTTCTTTCTGCATCAATGAAGATGTACCTCTTGCTTTTATTTCAAGATCACCTTTTATGATTGGAATGTCTGCATTGAATTGCATATTCCAATGAAATAAGCTCTCACCTAAGGGCTTTAATAAGTAATCATCTATATTCTTAATTACAGTTTTAATACTTAATGCTGCAGCACCCATCAACATTGACATACCTGCAGCAGTTCTAGTTGTAGATTGTATACCTGTAGCACCATGTGAGTATGATGGAATACCAGTTGCTTCATCAGCTAACTGTCTAAATCTATCAAACATCATCATATTTTCCTGTGTACTATTGGGAAACTTAATTGCATTTATAGATG